AAAGTGTGATGATCGTGAGCACGACCATCGGATTGCCGTTTGCATTTCATGCCTATATTATATATAAAAATGACTTTACTTGGTGAAAATTTAGTAAAAGGGACAGGCTTTCGCTAATATCCAGCGCGTCACCGGTGGAATAATTCATGCTGCGCAGCGCATCGGCGCTCTGGATGTACAGCTCCTGCGCTTCTTTTAAGCTTCTGTAGGTGTTTTGGGTCGATTGCAGCAAGCGCTCTTGCACGTACTGGTAGTCTTCCGTGCTGTCTGTTGCGAGTTTAATCCGCGCGGCCATCTGGCCGTAGTCATCGGCGATACGGATGATCGTTTTAACGGTGGCGAATGTGGCCCAAGTGCCCATCAGGGTTTTTACGCTAGCGGCCAGCGTGCCCATTGCGCCCTGCGTGCGGCGGGCGCTGTCGGTTTGTTGGTCGAGACCGTCTTTAAAGCGCTTTAACGCTTCCAGCGCGGCTTTCAGGTCGGCTTGAATGCGTAGCTGCAGTTCTAAATCATTGCTCGCCATGCGCGAATGCCTCTAACGCCTTAATATGTTGCTGCGCGGCTCTGCCGCCCGTGTGTGCGTGCGCCATGTCCAGACAGAGCGCGGCGCGTTGCTCAAAGCAAAGGCACTGCGCCTGTTGGTGGTAAAGGCGGATTTGCCGCACGGTGTAATCGCCTAACTCGCTTGCCCTGTGCCCGCTTGCAATCAAGCGGGCAAAGACGCTGCCCCAGCGCCTGCCTGTATCGCCACCTTGGCCGCTTTTGTCGCTTGCAGGCTCAAGACGGCAGAGCCAATCAAAAAAGGGGCGTTAATGCCCCACCAGAGCAAAAGCAGTTGCTGGCCGTCTTGTTGATTGAGGTTTTCGATAAAGGCGACTTCGCAATCAGAAGCGAGCGCTACCAACTCAATCAAGCGCTCGTGCTCTTTGGCAAAAGCGCAGGTGACGGCGGAAAGCTCCGGCATGCGCTCGCCTTCAATCAGGCCTTTGATCGCTTCAATCAAAGGCTGCAGCTTGTCGTAGAGTTGCAGGCTTTGCTTAAACGAGTACTCGCGGATGGTCAGGGTTTTGCCGCCTGCCGTTATGGTGCGTTCGGGGAACAAAATAGCGAGGTCTGAAGCAGTGGCTTCAATGCTCATGGTCTTTCCCCCTTAGGCCAGTTGCGTGATATGCCCAAACTGTCCCAGCGCGGCGCTGGAAGCTTTGCTGCTATCGAGCAAAATCCCGCCGGTAATGGAAAGCCCGGCGACCTCGCTGCCGTCGCTGATCAGCGGCAGTTCAGCCAGCGGGTCGGTGGCGACCTTGTACAGCTCAATCAGCACCGGCGCGTTGCCTTCGGCGAGGTTCACCCCTTGGTAACGAAGGGCGACGGTAGGCTGTGGCGCACTAAACATACCCACCGTACGGCGGGCGCTGTGCGCATAGGCCACTTTAAGCGGCATGACCGGTGCGGGTGCGGTCGGCAGGCTTTTGATCAAGACCTCACCGTATGCGCCGTTATCGATTAATGCGTAATGGGACGGGTCTATCGTTTGCGGCGTAGCGGCGCTGTCGGTCATGACCAGATCGGATACGCCTGCGTTGGCAAGGCGCAGCGTATCGCCTGCGGCGACCGTGCCTAATTCTTCACCGGTGACTGTACCTGCGGGCGTCATCACTGGCTGGCCGTACAAGGCCATCGCGAGGTTGTCGGTCTCGATACTGCGCAGCGTCATATTTAAAGTCGCGGTTTTGCCGATGGGGAAACTACGCACCAAGGCTTTTTGCCCGCTGTAGCTTTCCTTGTGTTCAACCTTCTCGATGGAAAGCGCGACCGATAACGCGGACACGTCACCGGCAAAGCGATAATCGCCGATGACGCTGTTAATAATGGGCGCAACAAAGACTTTGCCTTGCCCGTAGTAATAAGTATCAGCCATGGTCTTGCTCCTGTTTGTTTAAAGACGCGGGGATTTTGTTGATCACCCCTGCGCGTAATAAAAACCCGGCCTCGGTGCGGGTGACGGCGATCACTGAACCGATGGCGAGCCGTCTACCTTGGTGAATATGGGTATCGGTTAAAACGCTCACCTGGATGTGACCCGCCTGCGGCAGAGGAGCCTTTGCCGAGGGCTGTTTTTTAACGATCATGATGGTTCCCTCGGCCAGAAAAAGCGGGCGGTAAACAGCAGCGGGCAGATCAGCCAGTCGTTCTCGAACACCACCGGCAGGCGGGTACTGGTGCGCTCCAGGGGCGAGCAGGCGGTTTCCGGAGGCTGTCCGGCGGCGGCCGGTATCCAGCCGGTGAGCGCGTTGATCAACTGGCCTAAAAGCGGCCCGGCCTGCCCTTGTTTGGGGTAGGCGAGCGTGAGCAACGCCGCCCAATGTTGCTTGACCGGATGCTTGGCGCGTGCGGCGTCGCTGATGTCTTCGCCGAGGTAGATAATCCACACCGACGGGCTGGCGGCGGTGTTGTCCTGTGCTTCGGCGAGGTTCGCGGCGCTGCCGATATGGGCAAGGCCGGGGACGCAGGCTTTAACCCGTTCGATCAGCAGCGGCTGCAAAAACAGGTAGTCGTCCATCAGTAACGCGCCCCCCAATCATTGCGGCCGCTGCTGATTTGTACCGTACCTTCGCTTTTCAGTACGTTGCCCGCCTGGCTTAGCCCCAAGCTCAAGTGGCCCTTGGCAATCGCCGCCAGCAGCTTTCGCTCGCTTTCGGCGGCAAGTGTGGCCGGATGGTCTTTGCCTTCTTTGGCAGTAACGTGCAGCGCGGCAAAGGCCAGCTTGCAGGCCATGCGCTTGAGCACGCGCGGCACGGCGGGCAGCGGCAGGCCGTAGCGGCCTTCCAGATACAGATTGATTTCATCGCTCGCGCCCTCGATGGCGCGTTTCAATACGCCGCTGTTAAGGGTGCTTTGCGGTTTGTTGGTGCGGTCGGTAAGCATGATTAACGCCGCCTCGCCGTACTGCTCGATCAAGTCCGCTTCAGTGCAATAGTTCATGATGCTCTCCCGCCTTGCCTACCGGGACAGGCAAGGCGCAGCCCTTAGTTCAGCCAGGCGCAGTCGAGGACGTTGACCAGTTCAAAGTTCGGGTTGTCCGAGCCGTCAGCCAGACGCTGTACGCCGACCACTTCCTTGGCTTTGCTGCGCAGCGTGGTGGGCACGACCAAGAGGTTCGGGCGGATACCGAGCGGCGAGCCGCCATCGGCTTTGAGGCTGCGCATGCCGTCGTAGACTTCTTCAAAGTGGGCCTTGTTCAGCGCTTTGACCGAGCGCGCCGCCATCTGCCAAAAACCAAAGCCGACGTTGGCACGCACGCGGATGCCGTAACGGTATTCATCGCTCATAAACACCTTTTCATCGTCCGGATGAGTCATCCAGGTAAATTCCGGCGCGAGGCGTTCCTGGTAAATCAAGGGTTTCAGTACGCTGGTGGTATCGAGCAGATACCAGGCGGTGCCGGTACCTGTGCCGTAACTGTTGACGCCATCGGCGGGCGTGCCGCTGCCATCGACCTTGGGATAGACCGGATGCTTGGTGTCGAAGAAGTTTTTACCGTCGTGGCATTTTTCGCTGTGGCCTTTGGCCAAAAGACCAAATACCAGCTTGTCGGGAAACTGCGCCGCCGCTTGCCCCATCCGTGCAAAGCGCATGGCATAGGTGCCGACGGTGTCGTCTTCAATGGCCGTGCGCGGTACCGGCACCGTGCTTTCCCACTTTTTGTTGGTGATTTGGTAGCCGTGCGCGGCCATGTTGCGCATTTGCCGCTCGCCAATCCATTCGCGCAACTCCGGCCAGTCGCCCAGCCAGCCGTAGGTGTTGCTTTCGGTTTTCGAGATGATCTTGCTCGCCACCTCCTGCCAGGCGCTCGGCGTGGCTTTGAGCGCATCTTGGTAAATCTTCAGAAAACCGCTGTTAAGACCTTTGAGCAGGTCGGGGGTGATAATGGCCATGCGTTATGCTCCGTGAGTGACGACCAGGTCTTTGCCGGACAGGCCAAGCAACGCTGCCGCCTGGCGTTCACCGGCACTGAGCGTCAACCCGTCTGCAGGCGGCGGGCTTACCGCTTGCAGGCGGGTCAGCGCGACCAGTGGCGCGGCTTCTTTTAAAAAGGCTTCAAGACCTTTGCGGTCTTTTTGCCCGTATTCTCTCGCCCAGCCTTCCATGGCCGGCAACAGGCGGCCATCGGCAAGCGCCTCGCCGACCAGCTTGTCCACCGCGCTGCCGGTCACTTGCAGCGATAACGCGGCGACTTTTTCGGCCAGCTCGTTAACCGCCTCAATCGGTACCAATCGGCTCGGGTCAACAGGCTCCTCGCCCGCTTGCGAAAGAGCGGCCGAGGGCGAGGCTGATGCGCTCAAACGACTGCACACGGCGAGTAGCTGCGCCTCGTCCGTCACCTTGAGCGCGACTTTGAGCGCGGCCAGCGTTTGGCTTTGCGCCGCCTGCTGCGCCTTGAGTTGGTTTAACGCGGCCAGTGCGGCCGCGCTGTCTGCGCCTTCGGCAAGGCCGAGCGCCTCTAACAGTGCCTTATCCATTGCATCATCCTCGGGGGCTTGCCCCTTGTATAAAAAGCCAAAACAGGCAGCAGCGCGCCCGCTGAGCGTGGCCAGCGTCGAAAGTGGCTGCAAACCATCGAGCGCCGGATGATTGGTCAGTGCCCCCATCTCGATGGTTAATACCGCACCTTGTGCGTCGTAAGAAAACACCGGCGAGAAGTAGCGGTACTCGCCCGCGTTAATCTGCCTGCGGGCGCGTTCGGTAAAAAAGGCCTTGCCCCACAGGCCGCTGCCTTCGCGCCATTCAAAATCAAGCAGCCAACCGGCGGCGGGGGCGGGCTGGCCGTTTTCTTCCTTGTTCAAGGTCTGATGTTCATAATCAATCACCGCCAGCGTTTGCCGCGCCTGGCTGCGGGCCATCACCTGTGCGGCGGTGGCCGCGTCGATAAACCAATGCGCCACATCGGTCGGGCGACCATCGACCGCTTTAAAGGCCCCGGCCGGTAAAAGCTGAAGCCAGGCGATGCTGTCTTCGCTGTGCGGCAGGACAAAGGTGCAAGCGGCCAGGGCAATGCCTGCCCGCTCCCCCTCGCCCACATGCGGGTGAGGGGGAGCGGGTGCCGGGACGGGCGCAGTGGCTAAAGGTTTCATGCGCCCATCTTCGGGCACGAGGACGGCTTACAGGTGCTGAAGCGCTTCAGCACCTTGATCAAGGGGCAACACGGCTAAAACGCGGCGGATACTGGAGTAATCCCCCCGATAGCCCGCCAAGGGGCGTTAGACAGGCGTTAGAATTTGCGCAGGCCGCTGGTTTGAACCAAGGTAGCGGGCAGTCCATAACAACGCGCCACGGGCAAAATAAACGCACTCCAGGGTCTGTTCCCGCTTCAAACGCGAGCCGCGCTGCTGCTCAAAATTTCGCCAGACCAGGCGCAGCATGCAGCCAATGTGTACAACCTTGGCAAATGCT